CTCAGCCTCAGGCTGAATCTCTCTCATCATACAAGGCTGCCCTATTTGGGGCAGCCAAAACTGCAATTACGGCGACTAAGAAAGCTTATCGTCAAGCTAAGGGAATTATTTTTCGTCGTTCTTTTGTTCATTCAAGTCAGTTATCGCACCATTTCTCTCAAGCTAATGGAGTTATTTTGTACGACAAAGCAGAAGTACCCCCGAATAACATCTATGTTTTTAAAACTCCTTACGAGGCTGTTTTATTTACTGGACTTCTCTTCGTCCTTACTGACGTTCTCGGCATTGTTGCCCTTAATGATAGCTCTGTCGTTCATCTTCTTGCCGTTGAAAAGACTGTTTCAGAGCGCCTTCTTCGAAAATATAAAGCCAAGGCACCACATAATTTCTCCTATTCTGGACCTCTTATGTGGATTCATCCTACTGGTGAAGCTCGAGGCAAACATGGCGCAAAACGCGCCAATCGTCGCGCACGCGGAGGTATGTTTTTTAAAGCACGCACTGGCGATGCTGGTAAGTGGCAGCGACATGTTCGGCTTTGGAATAACAAAACACACCATTTTGATTATTTTGAGTTCGAAGATCGTGAAGATTATTTATCAGAAATGGAAAATCTTGCCGCTAACCCTAATTATCAAAACGAAACTAATGGAAGCACTCTTAACCATTTCTGGGACGCCAATGCAGAGATCTTTGATCGACTTGCATCCGGCAACGCATACGATGATGATCAGTATTTCCAAGAGGAACTCGACGAAGCTGATCTCGCGGCTCTCCAGGAAGACGAACGTCTTGGAGGTGACCCTGATGACTATGCAGCAAATAATTGGCTTGTTACTGTTGCTACACGTGGCAAAAAGGCTGCCAAGGAAATTGCTTCTGCCGATGCACCGATGTTTGGTGCGAATGATCGGGAATCCGCTGCACCCAGCGGCGCCACACACACCAACCCAACCAGTGGAGTTCCTCCCCCCAACACCAAAACAAAGAAGGTTAGCAAGCCTGTTCCTCAAACGGCTTCTCCTCTTTTATCCTCTCTTTCTGATGCGGAGCTATCAAAACTCGCAGACGACTTGTCGTGCGGTATTGGCACAGTTCTCACTCATAAATTTAAGAACGCTAAAGGCACAGTTGCTAGCCTTACTAAGTACCTTGAAAAGCGTAAACCTACGACACCCATTGATAGCGCTCCTGAGGCACAATCTGCTCTCACGCACAGCGCTCCGATGTCACCTTCTTTTGTACACGATCGCACACTTTGCCTTTGGGCTGAACTCCCAAATGGTGATTTGGAGTTTATCAATTTGTTGTCTCTTGTTCAGTATGGTGGCACTGCCTCTGCCTATACTGTGCGCCATGGTCTATATCCCGAGGCACAGTACTTTGCAACCCTTACAAACACAATATTTGCCGATTATGATAAACCGGTGGTACCCCTACTGGAAAAAGTTCCTGTTAAGGATGACCGGCTTTATCTTAAACTCCTTGCTGCTGTGGGGGATAACGCTCGTTTCGTCGTTGATCCCACAACTAATGAGCGACTCAAGAAACGTTTTAACGTCCCTAAACTTGGTCATGGTGGTTTTGATGCCATATATACTCTATCTGGTATTGCGGCACCGGCTCAATTCTTTACGGTCGCCACTATTAATCATTCTGACCCACTTGATGTTTGGACTTGTGCTCCCGGTACTGATCACATTTATCATCAAAACATTAAACAACATGATGTGAAAACTACGCTGACCCCCCCACATGGGTTGCCACCAGTTCAAGCGAACTATTTTACACATCAGACTTCCACCCATTCCAACGCTGGCACTTGCTCTCTTGCTATTCTTAATTCAATGAATGAGCTTGTTGGCTGGCATGCTGCAGGTCCTGGCCACAATAAAAAAGGCGCAAATTGGGCTTGCTACGCGCACGAAGCCGTTGCTGAGATTTCAGCGGCCATGAAGGCTGCTCCTCCTGGCAACGTGCCTTTAAACTGGTAGACCCCCTCGGCGGCTTTTTTGCCGCCACCCCGAGGGGGGAATGGGAGGTTAGAACGCACCCTTTTGAACCGTACTTTCTAACCTTGCAAACGCCAAGAATTGAAGATGGGTATCCCCTGCCCGTACTTGGTCGGCTTCCTCCGTATTCCTTCGGGGATACTAGGTATCAGACCGAACGTGATCTGGATGAACTATTTGAGACTAGTGGCTTGTACTCACTTGCCCACACTACGAACAAACGTGAAGTGATCACTTCGTTTGCTAAATATGCAACGCGCGAATATGATCGACAATCAGTGACCAATCAGCTCGCCCAAGCTCTTGCTCTAACTGCATCTGTCACACCTCGTGTTCAAGCAACCAAACTAACACCAATTGAAACGATCGGCCAGACCAAAGGTAACAAGGCTGGCGGTTATTTGTGCAATGGCACAAAGGGTAAGTTTCACTCCCTGTATATGAATGAAATGCAGGAAGCTTTAGAAGACCCACGATCTCTCATGGAATGCGTCCCCATCTTTATTGTAAATCCCAAAGATGAAGTTCGATTGAAGACAAAGCCTTGTCGTGATATCGGATATCCACCTGTATGGTTCAGTGATTTAGTAGTGATGTATGAGAAAGATTTCTTTCTAGTGACCCTTGAGTCATTTATGAATTCTCCCATTAAGTTGGGCATTCCACTACCTCAAGCATGGCCCACCATAATCGATGATCTACTCCGATTTAGGCCAAACCCAGAGAAATTTAGAAGCCTCTTTAGCGAATGGGATGCGAGCCAATTTGATCGCTCGCACCCAATTGAGGTCACACTTTCTTGGCATGATTTTATGCTACTCAAGGAATGTGTGTTTATCGCAACTGACTGTCAGGTCGCCGCTTATTTGAGCTTTTGGTCCTGCTTCCGTATTTTTTACTTACCAGATGGCCGTGTTGTCTTAGTTAGTGCTGGTATTTATTCGGGAGATGTCTCGACTTCAAACAAAAACTCTTATTTCCACATCATCCGACTCGCTTTATGCTGGATAACAACTTTCAAAACCACTGAAGGGTTCAGAACCTTCATGTTCAAATCTGGAATTTGCTTGTTCGGTGACGATGGTGTGTGTGCAGCTCATGACCAACAGGCCGTTGACTTCCTTACAGAATTACCAAACACTTGGCAGGTGTTGTTCGGTGCTGAACTTAAAATGAAGTTCTCATACGACGTTTCTGGGGTAAGTTTTTTAGGTAAACGGTCTTTAGGAAATGATTCCTGGCAGAAATACGTGCCAGTTACCTCGGATTTGGACCGTCAGATTTCATCGCTTGTCTTGAAAGGCAAGCGGAAAATGACAACGGTCCAGCGCTTGAGCAAGCTTGTAGCCCATCGCTTGCTCTTGTGTGGTTTCGACTTTGAGAGTGGTCCTGTCTCAGAAGAAACTAAGTCCCAAAATGATCTAGGTCGTCAGCACCTTAAAACCCTCGATAATTATCTCCGTAGCTATGTCCAAGATAATGAGAAATTAAACGCTGAAAATCCTGACTGGAGGCAGATGACGTATTATGCGCTCTGTCCAGCTCAAACTTTGCTAGCCTTCCAAATGAAGGGAACTGATGTTCTCCTTCCGGAAGATTCTGGCCCCTAACGACATTCCGCCCTTGGCAAGGTGTAAAACTGCCAATCTCGCACCCTCAGCATGGTGTCAAACTGCTCCTATAGACTTCCGGCCTGGTGCTTACTCAGCATATATAGTCTCAAAACAGACCTGTCTTTATCTTTCCTCTATAGGCGTGGCTCATTATTGTCGTGCACCGTCCACGTGCGACCTAGGTGGCAATAAAATTCTTAAGAATATGCCATCAAAAAAGAGGGAAGTAGTCCAAGTCTCAACGAAAAAACCAAAGAAAGAAAAGGTTTTAGTAGTCACACAGGCTGCCAAACCAAAAGCTGCACGCAAGAAGCAGCGTAATAACCCCTCCACAGGGAATGTTGTTGGAAAAATTGCCGAGGGACTTGTCTCTCAGGTGCCCATCGTTGGTCCCCTTTTAGGGCCAATGGCCAATGCAGCAGCTAGTGCTCTCACAAGCGCTGACTGGTCAGGATCCGGCGACTACAAGATCAAATCCAACTCTTTCTATGACAGGAAGACTGGTGCCCCAATTACGAAGCTGGCTGGTACTGATGGCTCTACGACGTTTAAATACCGAGAGTTTATTGGCAATGTTATTGCTTCGCCGATCGCTGGTGACTTTGCTCACCAGGCCATTCGGGTCAACCCTGGTGACCCTGAAACCTTTGAATGGCTCCATAAAGCAGCCGATGGTTATGACCAATGGAAGCTGAAAGGTATGATCGGTCTTCTTGAAACCCAAACTTCTATGACCGCCCCAGATGGTGGTTCATCTCTAGGTCGTTGGGGCTGCAATGCGACGTACAATCCCGCTATGCAACAAGGTTTCACCACCCTCCAGCAAAATCTTCAAGCTGATGGTGGGCGACATGACGTCACCACAAAGAGTATTGAAGTTGGTTTTGAGTGCTCACCCAAGAAAACACTAGCTCCTGATGGCCTTTACATCTCTGCTGGCGCTCCGCCAGAAGGGATGAACTACGCTCAGACCGACCCTTTTGTTGTGAACATCTGGTCTGAGGGTGTTGAAGAAGCTAACGCTGTCCTTGGTACTTTTTCAATTCTCTATGAGATTGAGATGTCCAAGAAGACCCTCACCCCATCATCAACAGCCCTTGTCGGCGACCTGTTCCAAGGTGAAGTCGACATTTCTTCGGACTGCTATTTAGGGTCCGAAATCCAAGTTTGCGCTGAAAATTCACTGGGTGGCACTGCCGCCTTTTCAGCCAACATCCATCCTCCAGACAATGACAATGGTGTTCTTTACACCTTTCCCGTTGGTATCAACAGCGGGCGTTTCCTGGTCTCTGGCAGCACCAGCATTGCCTCCTCCACTGCCTCTTATTTTGAGGGTACATGGTCAATTGCCTGTACAGGTTGCACTCCTGTCCCGGGTGCCCTCACTGGTGATGTTGCTGATTTGCCTCCCTACCTCCTTGACTACGACACTGGTGACCGTATTGGGCCAGCTGGACAGTCACACAATACCTCCGCTGCCACTGCTGATTATGCAAACCATTGGTCCTTCGTTGTTGATGTTACCGCTGAAGGGGCAACAATTGGCATTATTTGGGGTGGCACAAATGCTACTTCTGGTCCTACTTGGGCGAATTTGATGGTTACTTCATTCCCCAAGACCCTTTCCTTCAACCCTTCACTCCTTGAGGGGAAGAGGATGTTGTACAAGAACGGAGCCTCAATCAACCGGCTCGCTCTTGGTCTTGAAGGTGCGACATGCCCTAAAGATGTGGCCCGAATTGTTAGACACATTCGTTCTAGCCTCTCTGCCAAGGGAGTAGGTTCTGACGATAAGACCCTTCTTGCAAACATCCATTTGAAGAAACACCGCGACATTCTTAAGCAATACGACTTCGGACGAAAGAAAGAAGCTGATACTGCTCTTGAAGATGAGGTTAAGCTTTTGCGAGCTGCTGTTCTTGCGATCTCTAAACAAGGACCCCCTGAGCCTATTTTGGCCCAGCCGGCTTCTGATTCCGATTCGGATGATGATTCAGTCTTTCTTGAAAAGATGCTGCGCAGTGAGCAAGAGTATGACAGATTACAACGTCGCCTCCGTCGCCTTTCCGCTGAGCGAGACAGACTCTCCCGCGAGGATCCCGATCTGCAGATTCTCAAGGGTAAGGGCCAAAAACGTCCCATGTCTTACTCAACAACTCCGGTCCAACCCCCTGGCGCCAAACTCTTATCCACTACGGAGTTTATGGAGTCAGTTCGCATGCGAAACGAACAACTGCCAACTACCCAAGAGTAGCTGGTTGATGGTGTTCCCATGACATAGCGTTTATGGCACCTACTTTTCCTTCCTGCATCCTTTAAAACATCAAAAAATATTATAAAAATTATGGGCACA